ATGGGCGGCGCATGAGAGAAGCCCATTTAATATCTACCCAATATGGAGAAAGTTCACGTTGATATCGAGGAGGATAGCCCATTCCTCAGAGCTTTGCAACGGAGCTTCCCACAGTTTGAGGTAGAAGCAAAGCAGGTCACTGATAACGACCATGCTAACGCCAGAGCGTTTTCGCATCTGGCATCAAAGTTGATCGAGACGGAGGTAGATCCATCCGAGACGATCCTTGATATTGGAAGTGCGCCCGCCCGCAGAATGTACTCTAAGCATAAGTACCATTGTATCTGTCCTATGAAATGCGCAGAGGACCCAGACAGACTCTATAAGTACGCCTCCAAGCTGAAGAAGAACAGTAAGGCGATAACTGATAAAGAGCTGGACAAGAAGATGACCGAACTGGCAGCTGTCATGAGTGATCCTGACCTTGAGCAGGACACCATTTGCTTGCATGACGACGAGTCATGCCGTTTTAGCGGCCATATAGCGGTGTATCAGGACGTCTACGCGGTAGACGGACCAACCAGTCTTTACCACCAAGCTGAAAAAGGGGTGAGAGTGGCCTACTGGATTGGGTTTGACACCACCCCTTTCATGTTCAAAAATCTTGCTGGGGCGTACCCGTCCTACTCCACAAACTGGGCCGACGAGTCAGTGCTAACTGCGCGCAATATAGGACTTTGCAGCTCCGATGTTATGGAGCGTTCTAGGAGAGGGTTATCTATCCTTAGAAAGAAGTATCTGAAACCGACAGACAACATCATCTTTTCAGTCGGGTCTACTATCTACCATGAGAAACGAGAGTTGCTGAGAAGCTGGCACTTACCTTCAGTGTTCCACCTACGCGGAAAAAACAGCTACACATGTCGGTGTGAGACTATAGTTAGTTGCGACGGGTACGTTGTCAAAAGGATAGCTATAAGTCCAGGCCTGTACGGGAAACCTTCGGGCTACGCCGCAACGATGCATCGCGAGGGATTCTTGTGTTGCAAGGTGACGGACACACTCAACGGGGAGAGGGTTTCTTTTCCCGTGTGTACGTACGTGCCAGCTACGCTCTGTGACCAGATGACCGGAATACTGGCTACAGACGTCAGTGCAGACGACGCTCAAAAACTGCTTGTTGGGCTCAACCAGCGGATTGTCGTCAACGGTCGCACGCAGAGAAATACTAACACTATGAAAAATTACCTGCTGCCTATCGTCGCACAAGCATTTGCGCGGTGGGCCAAAGAGTACAAGGAAGATCAAGAGGATGAAAGGCCGATGGGACTGCGGGACCGACAATTAGTCATGGGTTGCTGCTGGGCGTTTAAGAAGCACAAAATAACGTCAGTGTATAAGCGCCCGGATACCCAGACTATTGTCAAAGTGCCCAGTGATTTCCATTCTTTCGTGCTACCACGTGTTGGGTCATGCACACTGGATATCGGGCTGAGAGATCGCATTAAGAAGATGCTCGCGGACCGAAAGGAGACCGCGCCGCTGATTACAGCTGATGACATTGAGGAGGCCAGGAGTGCAGCGGAAGAGGCGAAGGAAGTGCAGGCTGCTGAGGCTCTGAGAGAGGCCCTTCCTCCTCTCGCCCCGGATGTTGAAGAACCCACCCTAGAGGCAGACGTAGACCTCATGTTGCAGGAGGCAGGGGCGGGATCTGTCGAGACACCCCGCGGATTGATTAAAGTCACCAGCTACCCAGGAGAGGAGAAGATTGGATCTTACGCGGTGTTGTCACCTCAGGCAGTGCTTAGGAGCGAGAAACTGTCCTGCATACACCCCTTGGCCGAGCAAGTGATAGTGATAACGCACTCGGGACGACGCGGAAGGTACGCTGTCGAGCCGTATCACGGCAAGGTGGTGGTCCCAGAAGGACATGCCATTCCAGTCCCTGACTTCCAGGCCTTGAGCGAGAGCGCCACCATCGTGTATAACGAACGGGAGTTCGTAAACAGATACCTACATCACATAGCCGTCAATGGCGGAGCTCTGAACACCGACGAAGAGTACTATAAGGTCGTGAAACCAGAAGACCATGACGGTGAGTATCTGTATGACATAGACAGGAAGCAGTGTGTCAAGAAAGACCAAGTGCACGGGCTGGGGCTGACCGGTGAGCTGGTAGAGCCGCCGTTCCATGAGTTTGCATATGAGAGTCTAAGGACCAGGCCTGCAGCCCCCTACCAGGTGCCAACAATCGGCGTGTATGGTGTGCCCGGGTCGGGCAAATCGGGCATCATCAAGAGCGCAGTTACCAAGCGAGACCTGGTGGTAAGCGCTAAGAAAGAGAACTGCGCTGAGATCATGAGAGATGTCAAGAGGATGCGCAACCTGGAGGTCTCGGCGCGCACAGTGGACTCTGTGCTGCTAAACGGGTGCAAGCACTCAGTGGAGACCCTGTACGTGGATGAAGCCTTCGCGTGTCACGCGGGGACTTTACGCGCACTGATTGCAATCGTTAAACCCAGGAAAGCAGTGCTATGCGGAGACCCCAAGCAGTGCGGCTTCTTTAACATGATGTGCCTAAAGGTGCACTACAACCATGAGATATGCACGCAAGTATTCCACAAGAGCATATCACGTAGGTGCACCAAATCAGTAACATCTGTCGTGTCGACGTTGTTCTACGACAAGAAGATGAGGACCACGAACCCCAGAGAGACACCGATTGAGATAGACACAACGGGCAGCACCAAGCCGAAGAAGGAGGATCTGATCCTCACATGCTTTAGGGGGTGGGTGAAACAATTGCAGATAGACTACAAAGGCCACGAGGTGATGACTGCGGCGGCCTCCCAGGGGCTAACGCGAAAGGGCGTTTACGCGGTCAGATACAAGGTAAATGAGAACCCTCTCTACTCACCGACGTCGGAGCATGTCAATGTCCTGCTCACGCGTACTGAGGATCGGGTGGTATGGAAGACCCTGGCCGGGGACCCGTGGATCAAGACACTTACAGCCAAGTACGCGGGCAACTTTAGTGCCACGCTCGAGGAGTGGCAGGCGGAGCACGACGCCATCATGCAGCACATTATGGAGAAACCTGCACCGGCCGACGTCTTTCAGAACAAAGCGAACGTCTGCTGGGCTAAGGCGCTGGTGCCCATTCTCAGGACGGCGGGGGTGACGATGACCGCAGAACAGTGGAATACGGTGGGATACTTTAAGGAGGATAAAGCACATTCGGCCGAAATAGTGCTAAACCAATTGTGTGTGAGGTTCTTTGGACTGGATCTTGACTCGGGTCTATTCTCAGCCCCGACAGTCCCGTTGTCAATTAGGAATAACCACTGGGACAACTCGCCCTCACCAAACCGATATGGACTGAACAAAGATGTGGTTAGGCAGCTATCCCACCGGTATCCACAGTTACCCCGCGCGGTTGCGACGGGTCAAGTTTTAGACATGAGTTCCGGGACACTGCGGAACTTTGATCCGTGCGTTAACCTGGTCCCGGTGAACAGGAGACTGCCACATGCCCTGGTGACTCACCATACCGAGCAGCCGAGAAGCGATTTCTCTGGTTTTATCGGTAAGTTGAGGGGCCGGACTGTCCTAGTGGTCGGGGACCAGGCCAACATACCCGGGAAAGTGGTTGATTGGCTGTCGGACAACCCGGAGGCTAACTACAGGGCCCGCCTAGATTTAGGCATCCCAAGTGAGATCCCGAAGTTTGACATTGTGTTTGTGAACGTGAGGACCCCGTATAGATACCACCATTATCAACAGTGTGAGGACCATGCTATCAAACTTAGCATGCTGACAAAGAAGGCATGCCTGCACCTAAATCCTGGAGGGACTTGTGTCAGCATCGGGTACGGGTACGCGGACCGTGCCAGCGAGAGCATTATTGGCGCCGTCGCTAGGCAGTTTCGGTTTTCGCGTGTCTGCAAGCCGAAGACTTCACTGGAGGAGACAGAGGTGCTATTCGTTTTCATAGGGTACGATAGAAGGGCGCGTACCCACAACCCCTACAAACTTTCATCTACACTTACCAACATATACACTGGAGCAGGTTTGCATGAGGCGGGGTGCGCACCATCGTACCATGTGGTCCGGGGGGATATTGCCTTGGCGGAAGAGGGAGTGATAGTAAACGCGGCTAATAGCCGCGGACAGCCAGGCAGCGGAGTGTGCGGAGCGCTGTACAGGAAGTACCCAGAGAACTTCGACCTGCAACCCATCGAGGTGGGAAAAGCAAGGCTTGTCCAGGGTCCGTTGAAGCACGTGATACACGCGGTGGGACCGAACTTCAATAAAGTGTCTGAAGTGGAGGGCGACAGACAGCTGGCTGAGGCATATGAGTCTGTGGCAAAAATTATAAATGATAACCACTACCGCTCCGTGGCGGTGCCATTGTTGTCCACCGGAGTATTTGCTGGAAACAAAGATAGGCTGATGCAGTCATTTAACCACCTGTTGACTGCGTTGGATTCCACGGATGCGGACGTGGCAATTTACTGCAGAGACAAAAAATGGGAGACTACACTGAAAGAAGTAATAGCCCGTAGGGAAGCGACAGAGGAGATTTGCCTCTCCGAGGATGAGTCGCTATGCGAACCTGACGCTGAGTTGGTCAGGGTGCACCCGAAGAGTTCACTGGCGGGCAGGAAGGGATACAGTACTACTGATGGAAAGACCTTTTCATATTTGGAGGGGACTAAATTCCACCAGGCGGCAAAGGATATCGCGGAGATCAACGCGATGTGGCCAGTGGCAGCAGATGCTAACGAGCAGATTTGTATGTATATCTTGGGGGAGAGTATGAGTAGCATCAGGTCTAAATGTCCAGTGGAGGAGTCAGAGGCGTCTATGCCGCCAACGACGCTTCCTTGTTTGTGCATACATGCTATGACACCTGAGAGAGTGCAACGCCTGAAAGCCTCACGCCCTGAGCAGATTACAGTGTGCTCCTCTTTTCCTTTGCCGAAGTATCGCATTGCGGGTGTGCAGAAGATTCAATGTGCTTGCCCGATACTTTTTTCACCGAAGGTACCTGAACACATACACCCTCGCAGATATATTCAAACACCCACCGTCCAAGAGAGCGGACTACAACAGTGCGACTCAACAGTCGCCCAGGCGGTGGACGCTGATGGGTCAGCACCTAGTATAACAGTGGATGCGGGCGTGGACCGACTGGACACCGATTCTGTGTGGAGTGACAATCCCATCTTGCCTGGTCCGACCGGGGGCGCGGAGGTACGTCTGGAGGGCATGGATTGGTCAACTGACAGCACCAGGCTCTCTGATGCGTCTGGCCCGATCGTGATCGGGGCCGAAATCCATGTGGAGCAGAGTTCGCTGTCAGACGTCTCCATTAGCGCTTCCACGGAAGATGTGTCCGGTCCAGTTGTGATCAAGGCCGAAATCCACGCGGAGCAGGGTTCGCTGTCAGACATCTCCGTCGAGTCATGGGAGAGTTATGATGGCAGCACATCCACGTACGCTGCCATGCGCCCTGTGCCGGCGCCGCGCACTGTGTTTAGGCGCCCACCAACCCCGATGCCGCGCTCCCTGCCTTTGAAACCGGCCCCGTCCCGGTGCGGGTCGCAGCTGAGTTTGTCCTCGCGCCCTCCGGGCGTCAACCGTTCTATAACGGTTGAGGAATTCGAGGCGTTCATCGCTCAACAGCAATGACGGTTTGACGCGGGTGCATACATCTTTTCCTCCGACACCGGTCAGGGGCACCTGCAACAGAAATCAGTCCGGCAAACGGTTTTGTCGGAGGTGGTGCTGGAGAGGACCGAGTTGGAGATAGCGTATGCCCCGCGCCTCGACCTGGAGAAGGAGGAAGCACTACGGAAGAAGCTGCAGTTGAATGCATCACAGGCAAATAGGAGCAGGTACTTGTCGCGTAAGGTGGAGAATATGAAGGCAGTAACGACTAATAGGATTTTGAAAGGCTTGGGTCATTACCTGAGATCAGAGGGACGGGTCGAGTGCTATCGGACCTTGCATCCGGTGCCGTTGTACTCCGCGTGTGTTGACCGCGCATTTGCTAGCCCGCGCGTGGCCATTGAGGCGTGTAACGTTGTGCTCAAGGATAACTTTCCAACTGTCGCCTCATACTGCATCATGCCGGAGTACGATGCATATCTGGATATGGTGGACGGAGCATCTTGCTGCCTTGATACGGCCAGTTTCTGTCCAGCGAAGTTGCGAAGCTTCCCGAAAAAACACACTTATTTGGAACCCACAATAAGATCCGCAGTGCCGTCAGCTATTCAGAACACACTTCAGAACGTCCTGGCGGCTGCAACGAAGAGGAATTGTAATGTTACCCAAATGAGAGAGCTGCCTGTGTTGGATTCCGCCGCTTTTAATGTGGAGTGCTTTAAAAAATATGCATGCAATAATGAGTACTGGGAGACATATCGAGAAAACCCCATTAGATTGACCACAGAAAATGTCACTAACTACATCACCAAGCTAAAAGGACCGAAGGCTGCCGCATTGTTCGCTAAGACACACGACCTGACCATGCTTCAGGACATCCCGATGGACAGGTTCGTGATGGATTTGAAGCGGGATGTCAAGGTGACCCCTGGAACTAAACATACTGAGGAGAGACCGAAGGTACAGGTAATACAAGCTGCCGACCCCTTGGCCACGGCGTACCTGTGTGGGATACACAGGGAGCTTGTCCGCAGGTTGAACGCAGTGTTATTGCCTAACATCCACACACTGTTTGACATGTCTGCTGAGGACTTCGACGCCATCATCGCCGAACACTTCCTGAATGGGGATAGCGTGCTGGAGACTGACATCGCGTCATTTGATAAGAGCGAGGATGACGCTATGGCTCTTACGGCGCTGATGATACTGGAGGACTTGGGTGTGGACCAAGAGTTGTTGACACTGATAGAGGCAGCATTCGGGGAGATTACGTCCATTCACCTGCCGACCAAAACTAAATTCAAGTTTGGAGCCATGATGAAATCGGGCATGTTCCTGACCCTGTTTGTTAACACAGTCATTAACATCGTTATTGCGAGCAGGGTATTGAGGGAGCGCTTGACAAATTCACCTTGTGCAGCATTCATCGGAGATGACAACATCGTTAAAGGGGTAAAGTCTGACAAGCTGATGGCGGACAGGTGCGCCACATGGTTAAATATGGAGGTCAAGATCATTGATGCGGTGGTCGGCGAGAAAGCACCATATTTTTGCGGCGGATTCATCTTGTGCGACACGGTGACTGGAACCGCCTGTAGGGTGGCTGACCCCCTCAAGAGATTATTTAAACTGGGCAAACCACTCGCCGTGGACGATGAGCACGATGACGATCGCCGCCGTGCCCTACACGAAGAGTCACAACGCTGGTGCCGCGTGGGCATATTCGAGGAGCTGTGTAAAGCTGTGGAGTCCCGGTATGAGACAGTAGGTACCGCAGTGATCGTCATGGCTATGGCTACGCTGGCAGGTAGTGTGCAGTCATTCCGCCATCTGCGAGGGGACCCTATATGCCTCTACGGCTGACCTGAATGGACTGCAACATAGTTCAGTCCGCAATGTTCCCTTTCACTCCCGCTATGTATCCAATGCAACCAATGCCTTTCCGCAGCCCGTTTCCGGCCCCTAGGAGACCCTGGTTCCCCAGACCGGATCCTTACCTGGCTTTACAGGTGCAGGAGCTGGCCCGGTCCATGGCTAATTTGACTTTCACACAGCGCAGGGAGTCGCAAGGAGAAGGACCCCCGGCAAAAAAGAAGAGGAAAAATCCGCGTCAACCGGTTCAGCGGAATCAGAACGGGATGAAGAAAGGAGAAAGAGGGAAGAAGAAGAAACAGCGCGAGAACGCCCCGCAAAAGAACCAAGCGAAGAAGAAGAAAGTTAATAACAAGCCTGGCAAGAGACAGAGAATGGTGATGAAACTTGAATCTGACAAGACCTTTCCCATCATGCTTGAGGGGAGAACTAACGGGTATGCATGCGTGGTGGGCGGTAAACTATTTAGACCCATGCATGTGGAGGGGCGTATTGACAATGATGCGCTGGCTGCTCTTAAAACCAAGAAGGCGTCCAAGTACGATCTAGAGTACGCCGACGTCCCTCAGAGTATGCGCGCAGACACATTCAAGTACACTCATGAGAAGCCACAGGGCTACTACAGCTGGCACCATGGAGCGGTACAGTACGAGAATGGGAGGTTCACGGTACCAAAAGGTGTTGGGGCGAAGGGAGACAGTGGACGCCCCATACTTGATAACCAGGGGCGCGTCGTGGCTATCGTGCTGGGCGGTGTAAATGAGGGCTCAAGAACAGCCCTCTCTGTGGTCATGTGGAATGAAAAAGGGGTTACCGTAAAGTACACTCCCGAGAACTGCGAGCAATGGTCTCTTGTTACTACCATGTGCCTGCTTGCCAATGTCTCGTTCCCATGTTCCCAGCCGCCCATGTGCTACGATCACAAACCCGCCGCCACACTTGCGCTGCTCAGCGCCAACGTGGACCGCCCAGGGTATGACGACCTGCTGGAGGCCGTGCTGAAATGCCCAGGTAGGGCTAGAAGATCCACTGATGAGCTGTTCAAAGAGTACAAGCTCACACGGCCATATATGGCGAAGTGCATTAGATGTGCTGTTGGCAGCTGCCATAGTCCCATAGCTATTGAGGCTGTGCGCAGCGACGGCCATGACGGCTACGTGAGAATACAGACATCATCTCAGTACGGATTGGATCCATCGGGAAGCGTCAAAAGAAGGACTATGAGGTACAACATGCATGGTAAAATAGAGGAGGTGCCGCTCCATGAGGTTTCTCTCCACACATCACGGCCGTGCCACATCGTCGACGGCCATGGTTATTTCCTGCTTGCTAGATGCCCTCCCGGAGACTCAATAACAATGGAATTCAAGAAGGAACATGTTACTCACCTGTGTTCGGTGCCGTACGAGGTGCGGTTCACCCCCGTGGGTAGAGAACTGTACACGCACCCTCCAGAACACGGAGCAGAACACCCTTGTCGTGTATACGCGCACGATGCACAACACCACGGGGCCTATGTGGAGATGCATCTGCCCGGGCTGGAGGTGGACAGCACAATGCTCTCGTTGAGCGGCGGAGCAGTTCAGATCACGCCGCCGACCGGAAAAACAGCGTTTGTAGAATGCAAATGCGGTGCTCAAATATCAGAAACAGTGAGCACGGTGAAGAAGTACACCCAATGCACGAAGACAACACAGTGCAGGGCCTACCACATGCAGAATGACAAGTGGGTGTACAATTCGGACAAATTACCGAAAGCACCCGGAGAGACATTGAAAGGAAAACTACATGTGCCTTACCTTCTGACTGACGCGAGATGCACAGTGCCGCTGGCCCCGGAACCCGTGGTGTCTTTCGGGTTTAGGTCAGTGTCGCTCAGGCTGCATCCACGACACCCCACCTATCTGACCACACGGGGCCTGGATGGGGAGTCCGGGCACACTCATGAGCTCATAACCGAACCAGTCACAAGAAACTTCACGGTCACGGAGAAGGGTTGGGAATTCGTTTGGGGAAATCATCCACCCAAACGTTACTGGGCCCAGGAGACAGCTCCGGGCGACCCCCATGGATTGCCACACGAGATGGTGGTGCATTACTACCACAGGTACCCCACGCCAACCATCGTGGGCTTGACGCTCTGCGCGGCCATAATCGCGATCTCGGCGTCTGCCTCTGCATGGCTGCTGTGCAAATCGAGGGCCTCATGCTTGACACCCTACCGTCTAACACCAAACGTCAAGTTGCCCGTTTACCTTGCGATACTGTGTTGTGCTCGCACAGCCCGAGCTGAAACGGCGTGGGAGTCGTTGGACCACCTGTGGAACCACAACCAGCAAATGTTTTGGATCCAACTGCTGATACCGCTGGCCGCTTTGATTGTGTTGCTCCGAGTGCTGAAATGCGTGTGCTGTGTGCTGCCTTTTTTAGTGCTGGCCGGCGCCGTAGGCGCCGGCGCATACGAGCACGCGACTACGATGCCGAATCAGGTGGGCATCCCATATAACACCATAGTGAACAGGGCGGGGTACGCCCCTTTGGCCATCAGCGTTACGCCTACCAAAGTGAAATTGATCCCTACGCTGAATTTGGAGTACATCACATGTCACTACAAGACCGGACTTGATTCTCCCGCCATTAATTGCTGCGGCTCACAAGAGTGCACGGCCGCCCGCAGGCCTGACGAGCAGTGCCAGGTGTTCACTGGGGTGTATCCGTTCATGTGGGGAGGAGCGTACTGCTTCTGCGACTCCGAGAATACACAGGTGAGTCGAGCCTACGTGATGAGATCGGACGACTGTGCTTCAGATCATGCGGCCGCTTACAAGGCTCACACGGCATCGGTCCAGGCCTTCCTGAATGTAACTGTAGGAGGGCGTTTCACCACTGTGGCGGTGTACGTGAATGGAGAGACCCCTATTGATTTTAATGGTGTCAAAATGACCGCAGGTCCGCTGTCCACTGCTTGGACCCCTTTTGACAGAAAAATAGTCCAGTATGCAGGGGAGGTCTATAATTATGACTTCCCCGAATACGGAGCGGGTCGTGCGGGTGCATTCGGAGACATTCAAGCCAGATCCATCTCCAGCACGGACTTGTTTGCCAACACGAACTTGGTTTTGCAAAGGCCAAAGTCGGGGACCATCCATGTGCCCTACACCCAGGCTCCGTCCGGTTTTGAGCAATGGAAGCGTGATAGGCCTCCGTCGTTGAGGTTCACTGCTCCGTTTGGGTGTGATGTACTTGTGAACCCCGTGCGCGCGGAAAACTGCGCTGTGGGTTCAATCCCACTAACATTTGACATCCCCGACGCCCTGTTTACCAGGGTGTCGGATACACCGACATTGTCAAACGCCGAGTGCACTCTTAACGAGTGTGTATATTCATCAGACTTCGGCGGGATCGCCTCGGTCAAGTACTCGGCGAGCAAGGCGGGGAAGTGCGCTGTTCACGTTCCATCTGGGACGGCGACTCTGAAGGAGTCGATCGTCGATCTAACCGAGGAGGGGACCCTCACGGTGCATTTTTCGACAGCCAGTATTCACCCAGATTTCAGGCTGCAGATCTGCACAACATTCGTTACGTGCAGGGGTGATTGCCATCCACCCAAGGATCACATTGTGACCCACCCGCAGTACCACTCTCAGTCTTTTTCATCTGCTGTTTCCAAAACGGCGTGGACGTGGTTAACCTCTCTGTTGGGAGGTTCTGCGGTGGTACTTGTAGTGGGTCTATCACTGGCAGCCATTGTTGCCATATATATATTCACACAAAAACATAAATAATCGCAGCATTGCTGCATCTAAATTTTTATAATTTTCTCTGCCAATATTAGATTGGATTTTGTTTTTAATATTTC